CTGAGATAACAGTATCAATCCTAACGAGTTGGAGTTAACATGAGCTATAAAGGACTAACAGAAGAAGAGCATAACTTTCTGGTCAAGATAGGCCAGATTACCGACCAACCAGCAGCGGTTAAACGACCAGCGGCTAAGAAAGATGAGGACAACGAATAATGGCAATCTATCTAAGTAATGGCGTTGTTGTCACGCTGAACAGTGTCGCCCTAAGCGATCACGTAACAGCCGTAACAATTAACCGCTCATTTGATGAATTAGAAGTAACAGCTATGGGCGATACAGCTCATAAGTTCGCAAAGGGTCTAGAAGCCAGCACTATTACTATTGACTTCTTAAATGACACAGCAGCAGCTAACGTAAATGCAACACTCCAGGCAGCATGGGGTACTACAGTGCCACTAACAATTAAGCAGACTTCTGCTGTAATTAGTGCAACTAACCCAGAGTATCAAACAACAGTATTGGTAAACAATACTCAGGATGTAAACGGCGCAGTGGGCGACATAAGCACACAGTCAATCACATTTACCTGCCAAAGCCCTATAGTAGTTGACGTAACAGCCTAAGGAGTAATAATGGCAAAGCTAAAGATAACAAGGGCTAACGGCGAAGTATCTGAACACAAGATTACGCCGGGTGTCGAGTACGCTTTTGAGTTAAAGTATGGCGCAGGAATTAGTAAAGTCCTACGTGACCACGAACGGCAGACCGAGATCTATTACTTGGCGCACGAGTGCTTACGTAGGGCTAACGTGACTGTACCTATATTTGGTATTGAGTTTATTGACAGCTTAGAAACTGTCGAGGTATTAGACGAAGAAAAAAAATAACGCAGCGTGATTCTATTCTCTATACAGTGGCTGCTTTAAGTGTAGAGACAGGGATCGCGCCTAGTGAGTTTATTAACATGGACTCAGAAATGCTAAAAGCAATAGTGCAGGTGCTTAGCGATAGAGCAAAGGAGATAAAAAATGCCCGTAGTCGTAACAGGCGTTAAACAACTCCAAAAGGCTATGAAAGATGTAGACAAAGACCTGAACAAACAAATGTCAAAGAATATTAAGCAGGCTATGTTAATTGTCCGAGATCGTGCACGTGGTTATTTACCGGCACAAAATGAAGTGTTAAGCGGCTGGGGCAAAGGCACTGGGTCTATGGAAACTGTTAAAGATCCTAATAGATTATTCCCACCTTATGACTATGCATACGCTAAAAGCAAAGTGGCATATTCTGCAGGTCAGAATAAAAGCAACGACAAAGGATTTAAGGCTGCATTTTATGTGTTTAATAATTCTAGATCAGGCGCAATATTTGAGACTGCAGGCCGTATAGGTAGGCCTAGAGGTAATAGATCATTAAACCCTAATGCACCTGTGCAATTTAATGCAGCTGCAGAAATGCTATCTAGCATGAAGGGTCAAGGCAAGCAGCGAGGTCGTGTTATCTATCGTGCTTGGGATGAGACTAAAGATGTAATTATACCTAGAGTAGTTAATGCTATTGACACAGTAGCAAAGAAATTTATTAAAGACACAGAGCAAAGAAGGGCTGCATAGTGCCTAATTTAATTGTCAGTGCAGTCAGCACATTTGATAATAAAGGATTAAAAAAAGGTAAGAAAGAAATATCAGCCTTTGATAAGAATGTGCAAAGTCTAGGCAAAACTTTTGCTAAGGTATTTGGATCTATTGCGCTAGTTAACTTTGGCAAGAATGCAGTCAACGCATTTATAGATTCTGAGAAGGCAGCCGCTAAACTACGTACTACAGTTAGCAACCTAGGATTAGAGTTTCAGCAACCAGGCATAGAAGATTATCTAAAGAATTTATCGCTGCAGTTTGGCATCGTAGATGAAAGTTTAATTCCAGGCTTTCAGCGTCTGCTGATAGTAACTAAGGATGTTGCTAAGGCACAGAGTTTATTTGAGACTGCACTAAACGTATCAGCTGGCACTGGCAAGGATCTAACAGCTGTATCTACTAGCCTATCTAAAGCATACTTAGGCGATAACGCAGCACTAGGCAGGTTAGGCGTAGGACTAAGCAAAGCACAATTAAAGTCAGCATCATTTTTAGAAGTACAACGCACACTTAACGTTAACTTTGCAGGTCAAGCCGCAGCAGCTGTAGAAGGCTATGCAGGCAGCATGGCTAAATTAACTGTAGCCGTAGATGAATCTAAAGAAGCTATAGGCAAGGGCTTACTAGATGCCATAGCAGCACTATCTGGCAGTAACGATATAGATACATTTACTGTAAAGATGGTTAATGCAGCTGAGAAGATAGGCAACGCATTTAGGACTGTAGGCGATGTAATCGGATTACTTAATCCTAATGCAAGCGTAAAAGTAGGCGGCAAGTTCTTACGCAAGTCTGATATGAACGCACCTAGATTATCACCAGCCACTAGCAGAGCCATGTTACTAAAGCAAGAAGTTACACAGATTAAAACTGGTGTGTCATTACGTAAAGCAGAAAACGATCTACTAAAGAAAAAGACTGCCGTAGATCAATTAAAAGATAAGTTTGATCTAGAGCGTATAGGACTTACAGCTGCACTTAACGCTGCAACCGATGAAGAAACTAAGTTACGCATTAAAGCCCAATTAGCCATATTAGACAACAATGATGCTTTGGCAAAAAAGATATTAGAAGAAATGAAAGCGGCAGAAGCGGCAAAGGCTTTAGCAGACGCAGCCAATAAAGCAGCCATGGCTTTAGGCACATTTGATCCCGCTAGATTTAGAATGGGTGAGAACAAAGATTTAGGAAATGATGTATCACAATTATTAGCAGCTTTAGCAGCCATGGCAGGTCTATCCGCTGGCATGTTACCTAAAGGCTTAACAGGTGGCACTACTAAGGCCGCTGAGACTTTATCTTATGGTCAAAGTTATTCAGATATATCACAAGGCACATTAGGTGGTTCAGTATTTGATCCATCATTTGTAAGACGTGGTGAGTCAAAAGACTTGACAATTACTGTAGATGTATCACAGACTGGCGATAGATTTGCAGCACTAATAGCAGAAAGTTTACAGATAGCCCAGAAGTCTGGTATCTCGTATGGTATTGCTGGCGGCTTGTAATGCCAATACCTGTAATAAATGCTGTAATTAACTTTAGCACTGGGCCTAGTTTTGCTCAGGCCATGATCTTAGATACAGGCATATTAGGCACAAACGTACTAGCCGATAGCGCAGCTGTCATTGTAGATGTATCAAATCAAATTAACCGCATAGAAACTAACCGAGGCCGTAACGCATTTATTGATGAGTTTCAGACTGGCACACTTACATTACGCATAGTAGATCAGAATGGCGACTTTAACCCTCAGAATGTTACTGGCCCGTATTTTAATTTATTGACACCTATGAAGAAGGTGCAGATTACTGCAACCTATAGCGGTGTTACCTATCCTATATTCTCAGGATTTATCACCAGTTTTGTTACAACTTATCCCGGGGAATCAGATGACACTGTAGCTATAACAACCATTCAAGCCGTAGATGCTTTCAGATTAGCGCAGGTAGCGCAGATTAGTACAGTTACAGGTGCTAGTGCTGGCAATTTAGCGGGCACACGTATAAATCAAATATTAGATGAAATCGACTGGCCGGCAACTATGCGAGATGTGGATGCTGGACTGACTACTATGCAAGCGGATCCCGGAACTAATCGCACAGCCTTAGCAGCTTTAACGACTGTAGCCACGTCCGAGTACGGCGCACTATATGTAGACGCTGCTGGCTCGTTTGTATTTCAAGATAGATCTGTAACCGCTGGATCTATTGGTGGCACACCCACAGTCTTTGCAGATAATGGCACAGGTATAGTTTATTTTGATGCTAGTTGGATTCTTAACGATGTGCTTATATTTAACAAATCTACAATTACGAGAGCTGGTGGCTCAGCGCAGGTAGCCCTAAACCAAAACAGCATAGACAAGTATTTTTTACACAGTTATTTTTTAGACAACTTACTTATGCAGACCGATGCAGTAGCCCTAGATTATGCCCAGGCTTATGTGGCTAGTAGGGCTGAGACAAGCATCCGAGTAGATTCCATAGTGCTTGACCTATACACAGACAATTACAACACAGGCATTATCGCAGCTCTAGACCTAGACTTTTTTGATCCGATCAAGGTAATTACTACACAGCCAGGCGGATCTACCCTAGAAAAAACATTACAGATTTTTGGTGTAAGAATGAACATAACACCGAATAGTTGGAAAACCACGTTCACGACATTAGAGCCAGTCATAGACGCATTTATCCTAAATGATACGATTTATGGCACTTTAGACTATAATGTCCTAAGTTACTAGGGAGTACAAATGGCAGCAGGATTAGGTTTTAAGGACTTTGTTACAGGCGAGGTATTAACCGCAGCCGATGTAGATGGCTATTTAATGCAAGGTGTCTGGGTATTTGCTAGTGCCGCTGCTAGAGATGCAGCTGTAACCTCACCACAAGAAGGTAACTTTGCTTATCTTAAAGATACAAATGTAACCACATATTACACTGGCAGTGCTTGGGCTAACTTAGATACAACTGGCATGACTAACCCAATGACTACTACAGGCGACACAATTTATTCTTCTAGTGGATCAACACCAGCAAGACTTGGTATTGGTACAGCAAATCAAGTGCTTACTGTTAACGCTGGAGCAACAGCACCAGAATGGAAAACCCCTGCTGGTGGTGGAAAAGTATTGCAAGTTGTCGGTGCTACAACAACCACTGCAACAACAATAGCAAGCACTAGTTACACAGACACTACTATTACTGCAACAATTACTCCAACCTCAGCAACATCTAAGATTTTAGTTTTAGTAAATGGTACTGTGTATTATAGCCGCAATTCTTTTTATCAGCAGATAGCCTTAAAATTAGTTAGAGGTGCAACCGATATTTATACAAATACTGCTGCAAGTTACACTTATATTGATTCCGCTGGTCAAGTTGGCATATACATCTTTACACCAGTAATGTATTATGACTCACCTGCTACAACATCAGCCACGACTTACAAAATACAAGCCAAAGTAGATACAACAGCAAATTCTGGCACATCTACTTGGCAACCTTCTAGCAACCCAAGCACAATAACATTATTAGAAATTGGTGCATAATATGGCAAAATCTTATGAAGTATTAGGTATGTTAATTCCTAATGGTGGATATGTACAAACAGGCGAAACTTATGAAGGTATCCAATTTTTAGAGTGTGAACCAATTACTAAAAAACAATACACAGATGGCTTTGCTCAGTATGATGCTTGGAAATCTGAGCAAGATACAACCAAGGCTGCTAAGAAAGCAGCCCTGCTAGAACGGCTAGGTATTACAGAGGCTGAGGCAAAACTACTTCTAGGCTAACGGCACAATCTTGAGGAAGTGTGGCAAATGAAACCATGGCTATGTGCAGCTGGTGTACAGCTACGAGATCAAGTTGATACGTGGTTTCAGGATAGGTGTGTTAAAAGTCCAGAAGGATGGCTGGGCGATAGTCGCCACTCCGCCAGAAAATCGGATCATAATCCAGACTGGAGCGCATCGGGAATTGTCAGAGGTCTTGATATTAATTCTCGGTTGGAGTCATCCGACAGCCTCGCACCTTATCTGGCTGACCAGATCAGAATCGCAGCCAAGTCAGATCCACGTTTATCATACGTCATCTATAACGGGCGGATATGTTCAAAGATACTAAATTGGAAATGGCGTAAATATAGAGGCATTAATCCACACAAAAAGCACATACATATCAGCTTTACAAAGTTAGGCGATAAAGATAGCAAGCCGTTTGATATACCACTACTAGGGGGTAACATATGAAAATAAGCAATAAGCAGAAGGCAATACTTAAATCATACTTTAGGGGTGTGCTTGTATCATTCTTAACATTCTTAGCCAGTAATGAGCTAGGACTTGACCCAGTTATATCAGTGGTAGTGGCCGCACTTGCAGGCCCAGCGGCTAGGGCTTTAGATGCATCAGATTCCGTTTATGGCATCGGTGCAGATGAAGCATGACCCCTACAGAATGGGCTGGCTTTGGCGCTGGCGTTATAGCTGTGCTATCAGGCGGTCTAATCGGATTACGTTTTATAGTTAAAGGCTGGCTTAATGAGTTACGTCCTAATGGTGGACAAAGCATGAAAGATCAGTTAACTAGATTAGAACAGCGTGTTGATGAACTGTATTCTTTAATAGTTAAGCGACAATTATAGTATGGCTGATACAAGGCGTAAACGTAAAAAGATAAATAGGCGCATTGTGCGTAAGTCACCTGAGCCATTATCTAAATTAGATCAGCATTATATTGCTATGAATGAGATCTACAAGGCTGCACGTAAGGCTGGCTTTAGTGAGAGCTGTAGCTTGTATTTTGTGTCAGATAGAGCGACTATGCCAGACTGGGTTATTGGTGATGGCGGCATCATACCTAGTATAGATCCTACAGAAGAAGACCCAGATTAAGCGTGTTGCGTTTGTAAGTGACTTGCAAGTGCCTTTTTTTAATGAGGCTGCAGTAAAATCTACAGGTAAATTTTTGGCTAAGTGGCGACCTCATCAAACTATTTCGATTGGAGATGAAATAGATCTTCCGCAACTTGGCGGTTTTAACGCAGGCACGATAGATGAGATGGTCGGCAACATAAACGATGATCGACTGCAAACACAGCAGGTGCTAAGTTACTTGGGAGTAACAGATGTGCTTGGCAGTAATCATGGCATAAGACTTTATAGATCTATTAAGAAACGTTTACCCAGTTTTCTAAATCTGCCAGAGCTGCAATACGAAAAGTTTATGGGTTACGATAAATTAGGGATCAAGTTTCACCCTTACGGATATGACTGGGCGCATGGCTGGACTGCTGTGCATGGTGATGCTTTCCCACTTAGCCAAGTGCCAGGACAAACAGCCTTAAATGGGGCTAGAAGGCTAGGAAAGAGCGTAGTGTGTGGTCATACCCATAGACTAGGCCAGTCGGCCTTTACAGAGGCATCTAGGGGTCAATTAGGGCGTACTGTATGGGGTGTCGAAGTCGGCATGTTGGTCGATCTTAGTTCAACAGGCATGGCGTACACTAGAGGCTATGCAAACTGGCAAACAGGCTTTGCAGTTGCCTACGTACATGAGCGTAGAGTGCAGATTATTACAGTGCCTATTAACCCAGATGGCAGCTTTATATTTGAGGGCAAAATCTACAAGTAACAAAATCGTTATACAAAATCTATCTAAATATTATCCACAAAGTCGTACACACATGTCACACTATTGCTATGCCACAAATTGTGGTATGGAAAGTAGGGCTACATGATAGAGACAACAGCACCCTGGCTGGTTATTTACAGCATCTTGGGTTATTTAATTGGTTGGTACGTAATAACAAAGATAATGAATCAAGCGTTCAATCGTGGTTACTGGTCTGGTAGATCAGCCGGTTGGCGAGCAGCTAATGAACATTATGAAAAAGTCCGTAAACTGAAATATGAGTCAGTGTTTGATTATGACAAGCAGAACTGAGCTACTAGATGAATGCGCAGCAATCTTATCTGCCAGAGGATCTGTTTACGGAAGCAGTCGAAGCAATCACGAACGGATCAGCGAACTGTGGTCTGCTTACTATGGAAGTTACATATCGCCTATGCAAGTCAGCCTCATGCAGCTGCTTGTCAAAGTCTCTAGGCTCTCAGAAACCCCAAATCACAAAGATAGTGTTAAAGACATCATTGGTTACGCAGTCATATACCAAGAGCTGCACGACCAATACGAAAATGATTTTGGAGTAGATGATGGCAATTGATTTGAGTAATTACGAGGACTGTGCAACATTAAACAAATGGTTTCAGGGTAATTATCCTATGGGCTCTATGCGCATTTTAGATAAATACATTGAAGTTATTAAAGATAAAGATGGTAATCGTATTGATGAGTTATTTATAGCCACTACTGGTGTTTATAGAGATAACAACGATACAAGCCCAGCCGTTATGAACATAGCTCGTGGGTTACAAAGTGAATACCCTAAACACATGCAACGCTTTTTTGCCGAGGATGTGATTACGAGTAGCTACGGAAGGTGCTTAGCACTGCTAAAAGCAACAGATAAAACAGCTACAAAGGATGAGATGAGGAAAGTAAATGATCAGCCAATTAAAAACATATATGGCAGAAGTGGCAATTCGCAGGTTATTGAAATGGCACTCAGAAAGTCGTTTGCAGATGATGCTAAACCATCAAGCGATGCAGTCCAGTGGTCAATCGGCGATGTTGCCGAAGCCTTATCGAGCAAACCTAAACCACAAGAATGCGCACATGGCGTAATGATTCTGAAAGAAGGCACAGCTAAAACTGGCAAGCCTTATTATGGTTATGTATGCAGCGCACCTAAAGGTGAACAGTGTGATGCTAAATGGGCAGTTACAGCTGCTAATGGCAGTTGGTTCTTTAGAGAGGAGGAATGATGTCTTATATTGAAGTATTAAATGGTTCAGGCTTTACATTACGTATGGAAAATGATAACGAAAGCCTAAACCTAAGTGCAGATAGATGCGTATCGTGTAATGATGACAGGTTATTACATGATGGTCAGTATTTGGTTTGTTCTCAGTGCCACTGCAGGCAATAAGAAAGGGGATTTTATCACATGTATACAAAGTTTAAGTGTAATGGCTGTGATCGTAAGACCGAGTTCTTATGGCTTGAGCAATTAGATACGCCCGAAGGATTTAAGGCTTATCAGTGTATGGACTGTGGCTGCGTTGGGGTAAAAAACATTGCAGAAGCGTTGCATATACCAGACAGTAACTTAGATAGGTGCAAGCAGTGTGGTGGCTGGCAATTCTTAGGCAGCGGTTGCCACACTTGTGCATTGATAGGTGCTAAGTAATGCCGACCTATGAATACAGCTGTGCAGAGTGCGGCACATATGGATCTACTAGCAGCTCTTACTTAGATAATCTTCCTATTATGGAATGTCCTAAATGCATGACTATTATGAATCGTATCTACTCAGCACCAGGCATTGTGTTCAAAGGTACTGGATGGGGTAGTAAGCCATGAG